TAAGGATCTACAATTTGGGTTAATTAGATTGTCAGAAAAAAGCGTAGATAATTACGAACCACGCCAAAAGAGTTTACAACCTGCTAGAGCGTTTAAAAGTAAACCGCTATATAAACAGTTTAAAAATTGTTTTGGATTGACTGAAGACGTTAACGAGTTCGAAATAAGGGAAGTTAACGAAGCGTTTGTATTTAAGTTGATCGAAAAGAAAAAGAAAAAAGATTTAAGATATTACTAATAAAACTTGTGAGGTTTAAAATATTAAAGTAAATTAGCATTATGGAAGACTATATCAGCGTAAAAGAATACGCCAAGTTGGAAGGAATAAGTGTACAAGCTGTTTATAAAAGAATAGCTGTTAACTCAATTACATTTAAAAAGATTGGAAAGGTGTTTATTATCAAGAAATAACCTTTTTTTATATTAACGGTTTAAAACTTTAAACAATGGCAGAAGGAAAAAAGTCCTTTATTATGTACACCGATGCAATGCATACGATTAAATTATTATCTGATGAAGATGCAGGTAAATTATTAAAACATTTGTTCGCTTATGTTAACGATGAGAATCCAGTAGTCGAAAATCCTATGATTGCTTTAGCGTTTGAACCTATAAAACAGTCTTTAAAAAGGGATTTAGAGAAGTATGACGGTCGTAAATCTATTAATAGTGACAAAGGCAAAATGGGTAATTTAAAGCGTTGGAATAAAGACCTTTACGAATTAGTTTTGTCTGAAAAAATAACATTAGAAGACGCTTGTAATATCGCTAAGGATCGCAGTAGCGATAAAGTATCGCCAACAATCGCTGTTAATGATAGTGATAGTGGTAGTGATAGTGGTAGTGTAAATGATATAAAACATAAAAAGAAAACTAAGGCTTCTCGTTTCACTCCGAAGGTAGATTTTAATGATTTAGAATTGAATAAATTAATTAACGAACATTTAAAGATTAGAAAAGAAAAGAAGAAACAGCCAACTGAGTACGCTTATAAGCTTTTCTTAGACAAGTTAGAGAAGTTATCGAGTGGTAACATAGAAACTAAAAAACAATTACTTAGAGAGGCTATAGAAAGTAGTTGGATTACAATTTACCCTTTAAAGAATAATTATGGAAAATCAACAGTTAACAATTCAAAACCAACAACCGCAGAAGTCTACCAGCTTGACTACGAACAAAACGCAGACAGAGATAGAGAGATTTTACTCGCTCAACTCAAACAGCGTAAAATTGAGAGAGAACAATCAGGAAACTGAACTGAATCTAATTGATAGTATTAATGCTATAGCTTTTGAATTTGGAATTAGAAAACCAGTAGAAATTAATTTAAAAGGAAAAATAGTAGATGCTTTAACTATTAGTTTTACAGATTTTACAATCGAAGAAATCAAACATTGTGCGTTTTTGTATTCCACTATGGAACTAGATTACGACAAAGAACACTTTCAAGAATTATCTGTTAGGTTTTTAGCTGGTGCATTAGTCAGTTATAGAATCAAACGAAACAAAGCTTTAAGTAAAATTCAAAAGGATAAGGAAAAAGCAGAACGAGACGAAGCAAATAAAGACGTTAGAGAAAAAACCTTACCAGCTAGTTATATTTTGATGCGTTCTAAAGTTGGAACGGCTTACAATAAAGCGTTAGAAAGTGGTAAGCGTGTTAATATTCCTGAATCTTGCGCAAGTTTGTTCTTCCGTCACTTGATGTTACGTAGGCTTTTAAGCTTATCTAAGGAAGTTATAGATGAATATAGACTAAAGGGATATGAAGACCTTTTAAAGTCGTTTAAATCGAATGAAAAGCTTTCGACCGCTTATGGTAAAATGGCTAATAATAAAACTATTTACGATAAAGACGAACTAGATTTTCAAGAACTAATAAAAAATAGGACGGCAAAACTATTTATAGATGAATGGTTAACAGTTAAATCAAAAACAAATGTTAAATTTAGTGAATTTTTTAAAGAAATAGAAGCATGAAAGAACCAACAAAAGCAGAAATTAGAATAGACTTTATTAATCATTGTTTAATCAATCCGATAAAAGAAGCGAGTAAAAACGGGAGTGAATTTATACTGTCCGATACTTTTGTCGGTCGGTCGTTATTCCTTATATTAGTTGAGAAAGGGTTAATTTCGGATCATATAGATTACACTAAACCATATTACGACAAAGCAGAAAGTAAAATTTTAGGAGTAGGAAACCCAATCGCTAACACACCAACGGGTAAACTATCACTTAAAGATATGATGAAACAAATCGCACCAGTTACTAGAACGGTAACAGAAGACCAGCGAGAAGAAACGATGTTATTAAGTTATTATTACATAGCATCAGAATGGATTGAAAGCGCTAGAAAAGAAGGTGTTAATTTATTGGAAGTATTGAAATATTAAAATGATACATCTAAGTTTATTCGATAATACAACCTGCGTAATATGTTTTAAACCTGTGAAAAACAACGCGTTACATTGTAAAGAATGTTTAAACGCTTATTTAGACTCGTTACAAATAACGTTTAAATGAATGTTTTTTAATCTAGGAAAGGAATTAATTAGTATATTTGAAATATGAAAGATCAAGCAACACAAAACAGATTAGCAAAGTTATTATTTTTTGGAATGGTAATTTTTTTTATAATGAATAATATTTAACGGTGATTTAAGCCAATACCAGTATCGCACCAACTGGAATGACGTTCTTTAAAACATGGTAGATAAACAATGAGATTGTTTTCTGATTTTTGCTACCGATGGCTTTTAACCATGTGCCATCATTTTTTTAATGCTACAACTAAACAATGTTATTAACGAATTAAAGAGATGTGTAATGGACGCGAAAGAATATATGAAAGAAAATCATAGTGATTTGCTAGATGCTATGACTAAAAAAATGAATCCTTTAGCCACTAAAATTTGGTTTAAAGCAATGGAAGAGTACCGCCAAAGCAAAGTTAATAATAGTGTTTTAGATGGTGTTATAAAATGCGACTACTGTGGTGACGTTGGAAGGGTTGAGCCTACATTACAGTATCCCGATGGAATTAAATGTTATAAATGCCCTTAGTTTTTTATAACATTGAGATAAACAACCGCTTTTTTTAGTGGTGTTTTATCGACTGTTAAAGCACGTTTTAATGTGCTTAGTTTTAAACGAAATAAATAAATAGATATGATAGTAAAGATTGAAAATTTAGAACAAGAAAAGTACGTTTTAGAATGTGCTGAAAAGGACGGTTTTAATTGGAAAAATGCAAAAGCAACTGGTTTAAGTTTTTATAAATCAGAAGATATGATAATATATTATGAAAGTTTTTTACTGTGGGATCTGTTCACAGATATAAGTCAAAAAGAACAACAAGAATGTATAACCTTCGAACAATTCAAAGTACAAAGGGAACAAAATGAGTTCGTTAAACAAAGCGAAGAACTAACTAAACATACCGACCTAGAAAAGGAAAACGAAGAACTTAAAAAGAAGTTGAGTAATATTGAGAGATATATTCTTTCTGAAGCTACGGTGTCTAAAATTTCAAGTAATGAATGGATAAAAGGATATTGTGAAGCTATGAAAAGAGTTGCTGGACACTATTTTAAAACACCCGAACAAACCAAAGCAAAAGAACTAATTGAAAAAACTGATCCTAAAGTATTAGAGGAATTAAAGAAATTATTACAAGACTAGAGCGCAAGTCAAATCTAGTCGGCTCGTAATGGGTCGGCTTTTTTTTAATCAAAATTTAATAGTTATATTTAAGAATGGCAAAATTACATAAGTGGTTAAGTAAAAAAGAAGCGGAATTAATAGGATTAGAACCTAGAGAAAACGCAAAAGGCAGAAATCAAAACAGATATTATGTAACAGAAGACGAATTTGATACGGTTTTAAAAGCTAGAACAACCCCGAATAAACGCAAATTTGTAGAGGTAATTAAAAAGTTCGATAAGGATGGAGAGATTATAAGCACTACCGAAAAACTACAAAGCAAACCGATTGAAGTTCCTGATAATTTCGAAGTTATAAAGGTTAGTACTTCAAAAACTACTGGTCAGCAATGGATTCAATACGCACCGAAGAAAGAAACCGTAGAAGAAGCCGTTGAAAGTTTCGACTTTAAGAAGATAATAGAGAAGTATATTAAGCCTTTAGATGATATTATACCACTTGAATTTAGAGGTGAGTTTTTAAAAGACTTTGATAAACTTATTATTACAGATGTTCATGTAGGAATGGACACTGACATAGACAATAATACGATGTATAAAGGCGATTGGAATAAGGAAGAACTATTTAAAACGGCTCAGATTGTAATTAATAAAACCATTGAAGAACAAGAAAGTAAGGTTTTGTATGTGGATGAGTTAGGAGATTTATTAGATGGATTCAACGCTCAGACCACAAGGGGAGGTCATAGCCTACCTCAAAACATGACTAACGAAGAAGCATTTGATTGCGCTTTAGAATTTAAGTTAAAGATCCTTTACGGGTTAATTGGGAACTATGAAACTATTCACTTTAATAATATTTGTAACGATAACCACTCGGGCGCATTTGGGTACTTTGTTAATGAAGCGTTTAAACAAATTGCAGAACTACAATTTAAAAACGTAACCGTAACCAATCACAGAAAGTTTATCAATCATTACTTTGTTGATGATATTTGTTTTGTTATAACTCATGGAAAAGATGATAAAAGCTTAAAATTCGGGTTTAAACCTCAGTTAGATTTGAAAGGAGTAGAAAAGATAGATCAGTATTTAAAACAAAATAAGATTTACAAAGATGCTGAATTGATTGTATTTTGTAAAGGAGATTCTCACCAAGCATTATTCGACCTTTGTACTTCAGACGATTTCTATTACTTTAATTATCCTGCCTTAAGTCCTTCCAGTAATTGGATAAAGAATAACTTTAAGTTAGGGCGTAGAGGTTTCGTAAATGAATCTTACAAGGGTTTAAAACACTATCAAAAGATTAACTTTATAAAATAATGTTAAGTATAAATTTTGAAGCGATGAAAGAAGAGATAATAAAAATACTAACAGAGAATTTTAAAGCCAATCACATGGAATATCAAAACGCACTTAATAAGCTTTTGAATTTATACAGTGTTATGCCTTGTGACCATAGGTATCATTCAAGGAATGGTAGATATATGTTATATGAGGGATGGTGTGAAAAGTGTGGCAGTGAATGTCATGAGGAATAACATTGAAGTAGGAAGCGTTTTAATGCTTCTTAATGATTGTTATAGAGCCGTTTTAATGGCGTAGTTTTGCTAACACAAATTAATAATTATGGATATAGGAGACAAAATAAGAGATGTTGAAGATGAAGATAGTTATTACGAAGGTGTAGTAGTTAGTTTAAACCCTTTAAGTTATAGGATAACTAAAGTTGTATGGTGTGGTGAAGAAGAAAAAGACATGGTTAACTTAATTTCTACTATACAATGGAATTGGTTAGTTAAGATATAATAAAACAAAAAAAGGGGTTAACAATCAAGCTAACCCCTTTTAAATTACTGTTAATTATTAAGCTACTGTTAATGAATCAAAAGCCGTTTGACTCATTTGTCTTGATGGTGCGCTTTCTTTACCTTCGAAAGATACTGTCGACCCGTTCAAGTCTCCATAAGCTTTACCTGCTCCAACTGTAGAAGCTACTAAATCCGCTCCGTTAGATTCTCCAACAACCCAATAAAGATCGTTCTGATCCTTAACGATGATTAACAAAGTAGATTGTGCTAGTAATTTTAACACGTTTCTATTGTCTGCGTCATTCTTCGTAAAGATAAGGTTAACCATTTGTACCCAAAAGTTAGACCCGTTTTCTACTGAATGGTTACCCGTTTGTGTAAATTCTCCCTGCTCGTTACGTTGTGCAAAAGTATAGAAGTTACCCCCTGCTGTTACTGTGTCGATAATATCATCAGCGTCGTATGTGTACGTCGTTGCTGATGAGAACGAAGCTATATACGCTTCCTTAATTCCTCCTAACGAGTCCTTACAACCTAATGCAATACCCGCGTCTAAAATACATGGCATAATTTATATGTTTTATATGTTTTAAAATAAAAAAGGGAGCAGGTAAAACCTAACCCCCTTTTAAAATTGTTTAATTAATTAATTACGGTACTAAAGTAAATTCGATTACAAACTCAGGAAATGCAACTTGAACACCTAATTTAAACTTAGAAGTAAATCTTACCTCGTCGTTATCTTCAGAATATCTGATTTTGAAATCTTCAGCATCGTTTAACATATCCATACCTACATAAAGGTTAGCTACTCTTGAAGTGATAATCCTATCAGTTCCGTTAAGACCTTTAAATGCAACAACTTTTACGTTAGTACCAGGAACCATTTGGCTAAACTCTTGACCTTGATTTTCTGCACCGTTGTAATGGAATAAGTTAGCATCTCTTAAAGCTTTAGCATATACGCGGTACTTATCGTAACCCATGTAGATAACTAAATCGTCAGCGTCGATAATGTCAGCAGGAATTAACTCAACAATTCCGTCAACGATATCTACAACGTTTCCTGCAACAATTCCAGTAGCTACAGTAATTCCACTAGGGTTACCATTAACTACAGTTCCTTCTGCGTCGATAACTTTTAAGAATCCATCAGCTAAAGCTAAGTTTCCACTTCCTCCCGTATCACCTTGCCATAAGATAGATTCAATCATATCTCCAATCTTATCAGCTTTATCTTCTGCAAAGATTTGCTCAAATGGGATTGATTCGTTGTATGAACCTGGATTCATCATTTTCTGTGTGTAATACGCTTCTAAAGTATCTAGACAAATTGCTTCGTTTACTTTAATAGGTGCTACAGATAACGTTCTTTGTGTTAATTCTGTTGTTCCCGATGCGTTCCATCCACAAGCACCAGCTTGACCTACTAGAGTAGAATCAATAATGTTGATAGTAGCACTTGACTTGATGTCTGGCTGAATTGTTGCAAATTCTAATGTTCTTCCTTCTAATACAGACTTCTTAATTAAGTCCATTTTGTTTTCGTCAGTATATGCTGACAATCCCGATACGTCTAAACTCATTTTTTTAGTTTTTAATTGTTATTATTTTCTTCTTGCGAAGTGTTTTAATTTATCTTCTCTTGTTTTGAATTTGTCTTTTTTAGCCTTAGCTGATTTACTTAGTTTAATTTCTTCGTCTGCTGGTTCATTAGCAATCTTTGAAACTGTTTTACTTAGTTCGTCAATAGCTGACATAGATTCTGCTATGTTAGAATTAGATACTTCTAAAGCTTCCAAACGTGCAGTTAATTCTACCGCCCACTTTGGAACTTCTGACATTTCTTCTTCTACTACTGCTTCTTCTGTTGGTGCTTCTTCTTCCTTTTCTGCGTCTACTACAGAAACTATAAGACCTTCAGCATCTACGCTTACTACCTTACCTTCTACAGTGTATTCAGCTTCGGGAGAGTCGGCAACATCTTCTGCACCTTCTTCGTTAACACTAACGATCAAAAGCTTTTCACCTTCAACTAATCCTGCTTCTGAAGTTCTAAGTACTACCCCATCTTCTGTTGAGATATCCATAAATTCCTCTTCTGCTGGAGCGTCTACTAAAACTTCTGCTTCCACTTCTGAAAACATAGTTTTGATTTTATTTAAAAAATTGTTTCTATCCATGCCTTAATATATAATGTTATATTTCTTGTTCCATTTTAATCTAATTTTGAGACGATTACAGCAATTTTATCATACATTTCAACTTCACTTAAGGAGTCATCATTTACAATTGCTTCAATAGTCTTTAAATCATCCGTACTTTCTTCGCTCATTTGTATAATGTTCTTAGAAAATACCCCTTCAATAGAGAATCCCGACACTTCACCGCTTTTCACCTTGCTCCAAAGTTCATCATTATCAACTTTATACGATACCATCCAAGTATTTGCAGGAACGTCGAACCCTAAAGCGTTTGATTTGTCATTAGATGGATCTTTAACTATCCAAGACTCCACAACCGTAGCACCTTGTAACTCGATTTCTTGATGTTCTGTGTTAGTTGCTTTAGTTCTTCCGTACTTAGCAAAAACTTCTTGAGCCTTTTCTATAGTTTCTTCTGTGAAATAAACAAAATACGGTTTACCTTCTGCATCTAGTCTAATAATTTCTTGATTTGGAATCATTACAGCACCCGTTACTATTCGCTTCTCTTCATCGGTAGACTTAAACTTATACTTATCTACGTCGCTATTAAAGTGCATGAAATCTTTTTCAATAGCAGGAGCAGAAACGAAACTAATAATGTCTAAACCGTTTTCTTTGTCGGCTTCATCTATAAATAATTCTATTAATACTTTTTTTCCCATAATATTGTTTATCTAAAATTTATAGTTATATTCGCATTCCTGCATATTTTTTTTCAATTCTTTTCATTTAACTAAGGGGGTGTTTATCAGACGTTGATAGCATCCCTTTTTTAATATATAAATATTCTTAATTCGTTTAACCTATTTGACTAAGTTGCTGAATGTTATTAGCGTTTGTTTGACTGTTTGTAATGTCGCTTTCTGTTACAAATGCTTTAATAACTGTTTGCGCTCCGAAGTTTTCCGATCCTGCTGTTTGTCCTTGAAAGCCTAAATCGGGCGCGGTCTGTGTTGTAGTTGGTGCAGAACCCCCACCACTAGAACCACCGCTTAAAGTTGGGGCAGGTTGTTTTAAAAGGCTATAAGCTTGTGCTAAGTTTGAACCAATAGTAAGTAAACCCGTT